CACTACCAGAAAGGACAGCGCGCACTGACTCCCCTGCAACATGCCGCCTTCGTTGAGTTCCTGGGTGAACCGGGAGAATGATACCATACACAGACAGCAATCCCCGGCATCGGTTTTCGGTGTCGGGGATTTTTTTCTGTATTATTGTCTGATGCACTTGCGAAGGCTTTCCAGCAGGAAACGTACATTCGACACATCGGTCTGGTCTTGTTCCACCGGTCCTCCCGTATCCGTGTCGAGCAATCTCATGACTGCGGTAAACAGGATATTATCCAGCGAATCTACGGTTTCTTCAAAATCTGCTATCTTCAGATACTTTTCCCATTGTTCATAATTGAATTTAGTTGCACCCATATCATTGTCTCCTTTCGCTTGTTACCATTATTGTACGTGGGTCTGATAGCTTCAACACCATTGTTATTTCCCCATTTACAATGCTTATCCAATGTATTTCCAACCATTTGTTGTAATCACCATAAATGCATTCAAGAATATTGTTCCATTCCGGCCTTGGTCTGAACATTTCATTTATAGAGTCATATCCCATTGCTTTTGCTAATTCCTCTGTAACCTGAACCTGACAGTCGTTTGTACGCAAATTCTTACGAGTAACCACATTGCAGCCGTTCACCTTCCAGAACTCATATATCCATTTGTTCTGACGTTTGGTTTCCGCTATACTTTCCATGGCTTAATCCTCCTTGAATTCTATTTTGTACTGTCTGTTTTTTAATTCCAAACGTCTTGCCTCTTGCCGCTTGTCGTATTCCAGTTGTTCAATAAGGTCTTCGGTGATAAAGTTGCGTCCGAACAGCTTGATGATACATGCAGGATAATTCCTTTTTCGTTTTGCCACCGAACCGCTGCGTGTGCTGTAGCCTAATGCTTTCAGCATATCTGTGTAAGGGTAGAATTTCTGACCAAGATAGTAGATACCTTCCACTCCGTTTCGGTTAAGACTGCCTTGTGCTGCATAGATACCGGTCTTTCTTAATGCAGGCAAGACTTCTTTTGTAACCCATTTGCGGAATGGCTTTGCTTGCGGATTTCTGGAAATAAATATTAGAGTGTACATTCCAGATTCATTTACCGCTACCATATTTTGTCGTCCACCAAGGGTGTCCACGAGAATGGACACCCTTTCGTCCTCATCCAATCTCGATAAAGCATCCCTGTATTTACGTATGTCTAATGCCTGACATACATCTTTTGCCACAAACCAAGGTTCGCCGTTAATCACTTGTGCGCGAATGCACACGTTTGAATTCTCCTCGAAGAATCTTTGCAGGGATGTTGCCTGCATTTCGTTTTGTTTGTTCATAATGGTATAAATTTAATGAGCATTTGTGCGGATGATAAAAAAAGAACGGCATCCGCTTAACCCGTCGCTCAAAGACCTATACCAAAGGACTCGCATACGCCATTACAACGTATGCACGGGTGCAGATGCCGCCGTATTATAGACGGTTTGCATACAGGCATAAAAAATGCCCGGATGCGGCGCAATCGGACAGAACTCGCTGTCCTTTGGTATATATTAAAATCTTTGAGCACCGCAAATATGCAAATTCTTTTTTATTATCCAAGCACGCTTGCCCGATTTTTTTCGGAATATCCTGAATTTTGTTCCCGGATAGGCTTATCAGGCCGCACCGGGATAGTGGTTATTAAAGGTCTATAATTTCAATCTTCAAATCACGTTCCAGTTCCCGCATCATGTCAGCGGTATCATTGTTCTCGACGTCAAAGCAGATACCCAGTAATTCCGGGTTCTGCTGTGAACGTTGCACCTTCAGATCGCAGGGGCGGTTCCACTTCACCCAGATGAACATAAACTGGCTGATCATGCTGTAATGAATCTTTGCCGCCACCCTGCGAGGTCTGAACAGATTAAGGTTCTGGTTCTGCATAGGGTTCTATGTTTTTAACAACCTGGCCACTCAACCAGATCCGTCCGCTGCCCTGGCATTGCGGACACACTTTCTGCTGGGGATATTCCCGGCGCACATCTTTCTCTGCATATACGGTTACTGAGCCGGTTCCTCCGCACTGGCGGCAAAGGCATACACGGCGATGGATATAAGTCTTTTCTGTTTTCATCTTCTGTCTGCATCATTAAATTCAGGTTTCACATCGGGTTCTGCTTCGTAGGGGTAAACGTCCATAATGGCGGTTTCCGATACGGAAGCTATCACATAGTCTGCCAAAGTTCCTTTCATGCCTTCGTCCAGCTTCTTGATGGCATCACGAAGGTCGGAAGCTTGTACAAGTACGTTGAATACTGTACGCTTTTCTGCTCCGGTCTTTTCATCCAGTGTAATAAACCAGAGTTTACATTTGAACCAGCGGTCGGCTGCTCCTTCTTCGGACGGGAATAGTTCATTGTAATTCGCTTTAGCCACTCCTACAACTTCAAATTCCCCACTCATAAACGGTGTCATTTCTTCGATGATACGGCTTTCGGCTTCGGTGAAGCTGAGCGCGTCCACCAGATAAAGTTCAGTTACTTTTTTATTCATTCCGTTTTCCATCGTTTTCTCATAACGGATTTTGCATGTAAACCAATTGTGCATCATAATTTTTCTGTTTTTGTTGAGTTTTTAAATATTACGTTAGTGTGGTCTTCTCTTGAATCATCCATACAGTTAAGTCCTTTCCCGTAGCAGCTTATGGCGTGCTCAAAAAACCAGCATCCATCGCATGCATGTTCCGGGTCTTCCACTTCGGCTACTTCGAGCGTATGTCCGTTCCATGTGAACGTTTCACCCAGTTTGTTCTCTTTTTTCAATTTTTCCATGCCTGTTTGATTTTATCTTTCAGCTTATTCCAGTCTCTTATTGCCATTCGTGGTTCCATCCAGCAGAGCCAGCCCAGAATTCCCAGCAGATCTCCAAGGATCCGGAACAGGAATCCCAGGATGATCAGCGGCCCGATGACAAGGGAAAAGGCTGTGAACAGCATGATTTGTGTACGTTTGTTCATTATTCGATGAAATAAGATATTACTACCAGATTGTTTCGCATTACTATCAGGGACATCCGGTTATCGTCTTCTCCCAGCCATACGTGGATCAACGCCCGGCGTGTGTGTCCCTCATTTTTCAGGTTCTCAATACATCCTTCGATGATCACTTTCAGACGAAGGTATTCATCACGGGTTGGCTCCAGTTCCCGGTTTTGAGTTACACGGGTCATGTATCCGTGCAGCTTCTTCATCCAGCGCGGCCATTTGTCGCGCCGGATGTTGGTTTTAAAGGTTAATTCAGCCATAGCTATTCCAATTTAATGATTTCGCATTTCTCCAGAAAAGGAGATAATTTCTGAAAATTGTAAGCCTCAATGAAACCTCTAAATTTTCTTGCATTTTTAGTGTCTTTTATGAAGCATAATTCATACGAAAAATCCGATGAGAGTTTTGGGTATCCTTTTTTCAGATAATCTCCGGCTCCTGTCTTGATGACATATATTCCTTTCCCATACTCTTTTATCCTATCATTTATATCTTTCCCTGTCCAACAGGATATGCAATGAGGACCGGATGGTGCATTGTAATATCCTGCATCCGGATTAATCTCTTTTCCACATTTACAACAGAGTAATTTATTCATCTTCCTTTTCCTCCTCAATCCAGAATGTGATTATAGGTGTATTGTAGAGGGTGTATACCGTAATGCGATTATCTGTGCGTTCTATCTTATGGGTAACACCAAGTTTGTTTTTAGAGTTTCGAACGATGTATGTAAAGTCGTTCAAATAGTTTTCTATTACGTCCATTTCTTTCTTTGCTTCCTGCTCGGTAAGCGATTTAATTGGAAATCTCTTATGATAGTATCCTGATACCTTCAATGCGTATGCAGGAACAGGTCGTTTAATAAATTTTCTTTCAATCCTGTACTTTTCCATCTTTCTTCCATCCATTAAGTTCATAAACCTTATCCCGTGCTTCCTCTTTGGATCGGCACTCCGCGACGGGAGTGCCTGTGCATGTGGACTGAGTGTATTCATTCCGATATACGATCCATAGATTTCCACGGCGGGAATAACTGTACTTAGGCCGTCTGGACTGCAGCATCGCTTTCCTTTTTGGGTTCTACGTAGAAAGATTCGTCCTGTACCACCTGAATGCCAATTTTCGGGAATAATTCGGCCACTTCAGGAACTTCCCGGTCGGCCAGCAGCTTGTCCTTGGCCAGTTCCTCTGTGGTACGGATATAATCAGGAAGGAATTCTTTTACCAGGTTTGTAACCGAGGCCCACGTAAAGCCTTTCAGATTCTTCAGCTTCGGGTTACCGGTGCGGAATCCGATGATACCATGTGCCGACTCCAGACTCTTTTTCTTGCTGAACAGCGTATCCTTATTCTCAGTGGCGTAGGTTTGCATCACTTCAAAGGTGCGGTCTTTCGTTTCGTTCAGTTCGGCCAGCTGGTCGGCGTACTTCTCACGGATCTTTGTCATTTCCTGATCCATCTTCGCGGTAAGTGACTGGGCCTTTGCATCGGCCATTGCAAACTCGGCAAATGCCTGTTCGTACTGTTCGCGGCTTACTCCGCTGATTACTGTTTTCTTGGTTCTTTTTGTTGCCATTTTAATTGAGTTTTAATCGTTATTTAAATTCTGTATAACACAAACGTATTTTTGCTTCTGGATTAATCCCTTGTGCCAATTTCCTTACATCCGTCAAGTTGTCGGTTCGCCAGCATGAGCGGATGCTTTTATTCGGTCTGTCGTGGAAAGAATAAATGATCCTCCATACGATGTATTTCTTCCTATTCATCCCTCATGTCCTCCATTGCCGCCAAATCGTATTCCAGTTTCATGGTCTCATCAGCCTGTTGTCCGCAGAAGTTCTCCAGTTCGCGGAGTATCGTTACGCGGTCGCCGAAATCAAACTGCTGCATGCGGTTCATAATGTCATTCTGGATTTGTTCGATTGTATGTTCCATGATTATTCCTTGTTTTATTTACTGTCCTTGTAATCTTTCACTACCGGACTACCAATCAGCTCGCGTCTGCTGTAATACACGCTACGTCCTTTCTGATATCCTGTTATCAGCCCTTTGTTAGCCCATCTTTTTATAGTTGTTTTTCCACATCCTATTAATCTGCATGCGTCAGCCTGACCTATCAAATCATCCGGTGCTTCTGAAATATCTTTTCGAGGTACAGGTGCTACGTCTCCAACTCTCAGTCCAAGTCTTCTTTCCACCCTTTCTAAACGTCGTAGAAGCTTTTTATACTCCGAGAGGCTCAGGGTAATTGTTTCCTCCTGCTCTTCATCTTCGGGTTCGTCTTCCAGATCCGGACAGATGGAACTGATACCAATCTTTCCGGCAAGGAACTGGGCTGCATCGCGTGCGGCATAGAAAAGAGTTTCGTTGCGCTCGTCTTCCGGAACGTCGCGCACATACTGATTGAATACCCATGATTCGCTGCGTTTTTCTTCTAAAACTTCCCTCTGTATGCGACATATCGGATCGTAATTACGTTCTTCCAGATACGCTATTGCACGATTTATTTCTGATTGCTTTCTCATATCATTCCTCCTTTCTTGCCATTGCCTCAAATTGTCGTTTCACTTCCTTCAGTTCCTCCAGCGACATTTCCGTAAGAGGCTTGCGGAACTTGCTGCGTGTACGGCAGAACTGGTTTATCTTCGCTTTGTTCATTTCAAAATCCGCTTCCGTTTCGTTCGTGTAATTCTTGTTCAGACAGGAGATATGAAACGAAAGGGAAAAAATCTGTTTCACTACTTTGCGTGCCTCACGATGGATGCGGTCAGCTTCCTCACGGTTGAACCGTGTTAGCAACAGTCCGGCTTCTTCTTTGGTCAGTCCGGCGGTGCTGTCGGTTCTTCCTTCCGTGAACTGGCTGATAAAACCATGGCGGTCATCATCATCAAATCCCATTTTCCGGAACTGAGCGTGCAGCGCCTTCACCTGCTGCGGTGTGATTGGACGGTCTTTCATCATTGTTCTCATGTATTCTGATTATGAATTGTAAATTGAAAAGATTATTCTTCTCCGTAATATTGCCGGGCTTTCTCCGGCACGATATCGTAATGTCCTGCGGGACCGATAAAGCGTCCTTTTGAAAAGGCCCTGAAGCCTTCCACGTAGATCTTCAGCGAGGCATCGTACATCACTCCTTTGGCGGCACGTCCGTTGGGTAACTGGCCTTCGGCGTGGCTGATGAAGATGAGCAGCTTCCGCTTATGTTGTTCCTTAAAGTCAATGTACTGACGGTACGTCATTCGTGTGTACTGGAAGGAATCGATAACCACGATGTCCGGGCTTTTCTGCCGGCGGAGTCGTATGCTGAGTTCATCCATATTCTCGTTGTCGATCAGCAGGAACTTCTTGTTTACTTCCATCATCCCGGTTCGGCGGATGGCATCCTGCATGGTGCGGCAGGCACCTTCCTCCATGCTGTCGTATGCCACACGGCCAAAACGGCACAAATACTTGCAGAGCTGGAGGGCAAAACTGGTCTTACCGCTACCGGAGTTTCCCCAGATGATCCAGACTCCACGGCGTTCCGGAGTGCCAAATGCATCATACCAGGGACCATCGAAATCCATCACGTCAAACTTCATGGAAAGAAGCTCACGGACACCTTTCGCGTTGCGGTCGAAAGTGAACTTCTTTTTCTGTGGGGGCGGTGTAGTATCCTCTTTATTCATTGCTTCCTCCTTTCCTTCTTGCTTCGATAATACGTTTCTGACGGTGGATGCATCGTTTCACGCGGCGAAGGTCGTTGTCGCTTCGCCTGGCATCTTTCAGCACCTCTTCGATATCGGCGCGGTCGGTCAGGTTGTTGGCCTGACAGATGGCGTAGATGTCATTCTGTTCTGTGGGAGATACATCGAAGAAACGGCGTCCGATGCGGCTGTTTATTTCCTTGTAACCTTTCTTGTTGTAGCGAAGACCGGCTTCCATACGGCGCTTGATGTAATCCGTACTGAGAAACACGATACCTGAGTGTCCTTCCAGACGGTTGTAAATGCTGATGAAGTAGTTGAACACGCTGTCAGTAAGCTTGTCGCCTTCATCAAACACCAGCAGCGGATTCCCCAGGAAAGAAATCATACTGATGGCATTCTCCAGCATATCGCGGAGGTTGGTCGTGTCGGTAGGTGCGCCTACCTGTTTGGCTATCTCACGAACGAAGTCTGAGCGTCGCATATCTTCCGAACAGAGGATGTAGAACACGTTGCGGTGCGTGCGGCGGTATTCAATGGCTGCTGTGGTTTTTCCGCATCCGGCATCACCCACAATCCATGTCACGTTCTTGTATGCCTGTGCGTCACTCAGTGCAAAAGTGATTTCCTTGAAAGTCTTTCCTTCGTGAAGGTTCCATGAGTCGAAGGCAAAGCCTATCTGCGAAGCGATACGGATAAACATTTCATCACTGATCAGTTCATACTTCCCGTTGCAAAGCTGGCTCACGGTGGCCGAACTTACACCCTGCAAGCTTTCTGCGGCACGGTTCAACGTAGGGTAATTGGAACGGTAGGCAATCAGTGCGCTGCGTACCTGTTCTTTCATTTCTGTTGTTAATCCTTTCATTGTTTTAATAGGTATTTAAGTATTGTTTAATCAAATCGTTAGAA